CGGGCAGCTCTGTTGACAGTTTAATAAATGATGAATGGATTGAAACATCAGTTAAGCGTTATAATGAACTTTGTGATAAAAATGGTAATCTTCTTGCTGAAAAGATAATAGCATATAATATCTTAATGCAAACCGATAATGTACCGGGCTTAGGTGTTGACGTCGCCAATAGTGAAGATGGTGACCAGGCCGCAATCTGCAGAGGCATAGGTTATGTTTGTAAGAATGTGACGGCCTTTCAAAATTCCGATTCCAATGTTTTGGGTGACCAGGTATATCAGATTTCTAAGGATGAATCGATTGACCAGCGTAATATAGGTATTGATGGTGTCGGTGTTGGCGCCGGTACTATAAATACTTTAAAGAAATATGGTTTTTATGAAGGCGAAATAAATATTATAGCCGGAGCAGCACCAATTGATTTAACTGATATAGAGGAGATATTTATTAATCTTCGTTCTCAGATGTGGTGGATGGCACGTGAAGATTTCAGAACCGGTAAGCTTGCAATCTCCGGTGATGACCGTGAACTTATAGATGATTTGACAACTCCGAAATGGAGTATTACCACGGATAAAAAAATAAAGGTTGAATCAAAAAAGGATATTAAAAAAAGATTAAGCGGCCGTTCAACTAATAAAGGTGATGCATTTATAATGTGGAATTGGAAAAGGCATGTAAATGCAAGAGGGATATCTTATGGTTCGGGTATTTCTAAAGAGGAAACAGAAAAACAAAAACCAAATTATTCATCGTTGACCAAGAGGCTTGGAATTAAATAAAAGTGCAGGCAAATGAGAAAATAATATACATTATGATAAAGCTGGTAATTGAATTATTGGCAACACCGGATTTTAAAGTCTGGTTGCCAAAGAATAGTTATCCCAGCGTTACATAATGCACCGGCACATTATTTCTGCATTTGCCTGCTTAAAGGAAACCAAAAACAATGAAAATAGAAACAATAATACAATTCATCGAGACCTACATTAACAGGCGGCGCATTAAGCACATCACAAAACGGCTCGAAAAGCTGCCGTACTGGATTAGCAAGGCTCATTTTGCAGAACATCAAAAGGTTCAGCTTGAAAAAACTTTTAAGCTGATTGTACTACAATTGTTTAAACCAAAATCAAAGAAACAAAGAAGGGAATTTTTAAATGGAAAATAATATCATTCAAGGTAAACTCAGAAAGTTCTTTGCTAATGTATTTGTTGGCAAAGATAATCTAAAACGCTTAACAGAATCATTCTCAACTTCGGGGACTATTGATAGCGATGACCATTTGTACCGCCGTTCAGCAACCAAAGGACAGAAAGGATTGAACCCCGTAACACGTGATAGACAAGACCAGATTGTTTACAGATTATTTTTAACCAATGGTATAACAAAGCGCATACTCGAAATTATAATTGATTTTGTTTTCGGTGATGGCTTCACTTATTCGTTTGGCGTGAATGCAAAAAAGCTCGGTATAGATAACTCCACAGATGAAGGAAAGAAAAAAATTCAGAATATTATAGACCAATGCTTTGAAGTCTGTAATGAATTTTGGAAGGAAAACAAAATGGATTTACGTTTCGAAAATCATTATCAGGATTTACGATTATACGGCAGGCTTTTACAAACTGTATTCGTTAATAAAATAAATGGTTCTGTTAAGCTCGGTTACATCGATGTAACCAACGTCGATAAAGTTATTACCAATCCCGATAACGTTGAAGAGGTACAGCAAATTAAGCTTAAGGGTATCGGCGGCGGTAAAAAAACCTATGAAGTTATTAAAGAAGTAACAGACCCGGCTAATTCAAGATTCGGATTACTCGATGGTGAGTGCTTTTTCTTTTCAATCAACCGCGTCTCTAATCAGCCCGAAGGGGTATCAGATTTTCTTGCAAGCGCAGATTTTCTTGATGTACTTGATAACATTATGTTCAAGACAATGGACTTGCTCGATGCGCAAACAACGTACATTGAAGATGTAGAAGTGCAGGGTTCACCCGATCAGGTTAAGAAATATGAAAGTGAAGATAAAAAACATGTAGGTCATCTTGCAAAGCGTTATCATAATGAAAAAGTTAAACACACATTTGTTGCGCCTGAAATTAATGCAACCGAAACAACCGAGCTTATCAGGATGGTCAAAAACTTCACGCTTGGTACGCAGGGTATTCCTGAATTCTGGTTTGCCGACGGCGGAAACACTAACCTTGCAACGGCAGAAGCGCAGCAATATCCTACAATTCGGAAAATGAAAAAAATACAGCAGTATGCGGTTTACATGCTTCAGACAATTCTAACCTTTGTACTTCATCAGGCATTTAATAAACGGCAGGGATTTAATTTAAGCTGGGATGAATTAATGTCAGTCAACATTGAAATCAATCGTCCCGAACTCGAAACAAAAAATTATAATAAAATAAGTGATGGTATCTCAAAAACAGAAGATGCATTGACTAAAGCGGTCGCAGCGGGTTACCTAAGCCGTGATACTGCGGGAACAATTATGCGCAGCATACTGGATATATTCGGTTTCGGTATCGATTCAGAAATTGAAAAACAAAAAATAGAAACGGAAAATGAAAAACAAAATAAAACAAAAGAACCAGAGGCTGAGTGAATCAACCGAATCAAAGGAAAATATTTCTCATATAAAAAGCTTTAAAAAACACATTAATTTAAGCTTTTTCCGTTGGCATGAAAAAAAGCCAAAAGAAAAACTTGACAAACAGTAATAATTTTGTTAAAGTTAGGTAATATTAGGTTGTAGCCAAAACTTTTCAAGCGAGTAGCCAAGCCGATTGACTGATAAAACAGTCCATCGGCTTTTCTTTTTTATAAGACATGTTTAGAAAAAAAATAAAAAATAATGCGCTTGATTCATTCAATGTAATTCTGAGCGAATCAGCCGTTGATGGTGTATATGACTGTATTATAATTCAATCAGGCGTTACCACTTCCGCTAATACCTATGCTTCTATTGCCGGTAAACAAGTGCCCGTTAAAAAATTATATTCCGAACCCTGCCTTGTTGAAGCGGTTAATTCCAAATTATTCGAAGGCGTACCTGCATTATTGCGTGATGAAGATAAACATTTGCTTGGTCAGAATACCGGCATTAATTCGATTATCGGTTATTATAAAAATGTTGTTTGGGACCCTATTTTAAAAGCGGTCAAGGGAAAATTTAATTTTAAAGCAGGTGAGGGTTACGAGTTTCTTAAACAGAAATTTGCTGAAGCAATTCAGTCCGGGAAAAATATCGGTCTTTCGATTGTGGCATGGGGCGATTGGACTATAGAAAAAATCGGCAATGAATTTATTGCCACGGTCGATAAAATAACAAACGTGCAAAGTATTGACCCCTGCGCAATAGGCAACGCAGGCGGGAAATTAGTTTCGCTTATTGAGTCTGAATTCACAAATAATAAATTTTTCACAAACATTTTAAACGGAGAAAATAAAGTGAACCCCGAATTAAAACTTAAAATATTTGACATCTGCAACAGCGCAATGCTGCTTTCAGGGGGAGCAACTGTTGCTTCGGTTAATGATGATGATTTGGTACAAACATTTTTTGAGTATGCGATTACTCTGATGAACTCGCCAACATTAACCGAAGCCGTTAGAACAAAGCTCACCGAAATTAAACCTCAGCTTGAGGAATTTACAAAAGTTAAATCGGCATTGCTTGCAGAACTTTTGAAGAAGCCGTTAACAGTAAAGCCTAACGCTTTACCAACGCCTTCACCAGCTCCTGCACCGGCGCCAAATCTTAGCGAATCGCAGCAAAATCAAAATACCGAAACGCAGAAGCTGCTTGATGAAGCAAAGAAAGTATTATGCAAGTCAATTCTAAAAGAAAAGCTCGCAGAATCTAAACTTCCGCAGCCTACAAAAAATCTTATTGCCGAAGAATACAAGGATAAGATTTTCGAGTCATCCGACCTTGACACAGTGCTCGCAAGGCATCAGAAAGTTCTTGCCGAATTGAACCCTGCTTATGTTAATAACGGAGGTAATGATATCAGGCTCGGATTGGATGCAGTGGATAAAGCAACCAAGCAGCTTGAATATATTCTGATGTCATCCCGGCGCCGGATGAAATTAACCGAAGCAGAACGCAAGGCTTTTGACGATGCAGGCATTGATAAAAAAATGTTCAGTATCAAAGAATGGTACCGCGCTTTTACAGGTGATATAAATGTTACTGGCATAAATACAGGGCGCGGCTTACTCGCTGAAAGTATCGTTACTACCGGTTTCGCAAATGCACTGGCATCAACTATCAACAGGCTCGCAGTAGCGGAATATAATATGCTCCCATGGGATGACTGGAGAAAGATTTGCAGCGTCATTGGACCCGTATCGGATTTTAGAAACAATGAGCGTGTAAGATGGGGCGGATACGGATCACTTCCTACGGTGGCTCAGGCGGGAACTTATAATGCATTGAGTACGCCGAACGATGAGAAAGCAACCTTCGCAGTAACTAAAAAGGGTGGAACGGAAGATATAACAATTGAGGCAATCAAAAATGATGATGTTGGTCTCATAGCTTCTATTCCTACGAGACTGGGCAAAGCTGCAAAAATAACCTTGTATGAATTTGTTATGAATTTGATAACCGGCAACGGCGCAATATATGATACAAAAGCCTTGTTTCACATCGACCATGCTAACTTAATGAACTCGGCATTAGACGCAGCTTCTTATTCGGATGCAAGAAACAGATTGAAAAATCAAACCGAAAAAGATTCTCTTAAGAAGCTTCGTATTCCGCCTAAATATTTGCTCATCGCTGACGGCACAGCAAATGAAAAGGTTGCCTATGACCTTACTACTAGGGCATGGAATAAGGCAAATGACGTGAGTGATTTTCATCAGACATTTGGAGTAAAGCCTATTCCCGTCATTACCGCAGATGATGATGATTGGTTTCTGGTAGGTGACCCGAATTTTGTGCCAACCATAGAAATCGGTTTCCTTGACGGTCAGGAAGAGCCGGAGATATTTACACAGGATATGCCTAATGTTGGTTCGTTTTTCACTAACGATAAAATCACTCTGAAAATCAGACATATATATAACGGCTGTGTTTTGGATTACAGAGGATTTGCAGGCAGTATAGTTTAATTCATATTCACCTTTCATAAAGCCCCGAA